TCGTGGAGCACAATGTGGGTCTTTGCTGCGGGCATGGCGGGGAGCACCTTCCTTGTGACATGCGGAAATGGCCCTAGGAAGGGCTGAGGGACAAACGGGAGGCGGTAAGGCCAATGGGCGCTAGTAACGCGAGATCAGATGCGGTCTACTTACCGGTTATGAGGATCTACCAGCGCACAGGCAAGGACACTGGCGTCAGCTATTCGCTGGGCGCGGTCCTGCTCGGCGTGTTCATGCTCGTGGGCCTCGCCTACCAGATCGGCGAATCCGTCTGGAAGAGCAGCCCGGCGTCGCTGATCTTCCTGGTCGTGACGATGGCGCTCGTCGCGCTCATCGTCGGGGGACTGCGCTGGTGGGATACCAGGGACGAACGGGAATACCAGCAGCTCGCCGCGCTGGAGCGGATGGAGCAGGCGCGGAACGACCGAGACATCGCCGAAGCCGCACGTAGGGCTGATCTCCAACGGCTGAAGGCCAAGTACCGCGACTAAGCCCGCACCAGCACCGTCAACCTCGCGCACGCGTACCGGGTCGCCCCGACCTTCATGTCGGTCAGATCAACCTTGCGGACATGCCCGTGGCCGTAACCGGGTCCGCCGGGGAACTCGATCGCGTTCAACGCGGTGATCAGTGTTGAGTCCGGGGAGATCATGTCGCCCAAAAAGTTCTGGGCTGATTCGTCACTGACCCGGCCGACGAGGATGAGGATCTCGAACAGCCACTCGGCGTACCCGCCGCCCCAGGTGGTGGTGTAGTCGCCGGTGGGTTTCTGGGTGCGGATCACCACCGCCGGAATCGATGGTCGGCGGGGTAGGTAGTAGTAGACGTTCAGGTCATCCACCACGGTCCCGCACGCGGCGGCCAACACGGTGCGGATCTGATTGAAGGTGGCCATCAGACCGCCCGCAGACCCTTACCGGGCTTCGGCATCACCATCGGCATCGGCGGTGTCGGCGGCACGTACAGGGTGCCGCCCTCGACGGCGTAGTCCCGCACCAACGCTCTAGCCATGACCAGCGGGTCAGTGGACAGGCGGTCGATGTTCTCCAGGTCGATCATCCCGCCGGCGCTGGAGTCTTTCGACTGGTAGTACAGGATCGCCACCAGCTCACACGCCTGCGCCACCGCAACCGGAACCGAAGCCCAACCCCATTGGGCGGTGACCTGGATTGACGGTCGCCTACCCGAGATCGGGAACTCCCGGGTTCTGGTGGTGGTGGTGACGCACGTGAACGGCCAGTTGTTGTACCGCACAAACGGCTGCGCCTGCCACTGACCGGAAGTCCAGGTGACTTCGAAAACACCGTCGTTGTCGTCATCTGTTGCGACGATGACCCCGGAGGTGGTGGCGAAGTCTCCGGTACACACCTGCGTGCGATCGGTGGCGTTGTACAGCCGGGTTGAGGCAACCGTGTCTTGGTAGAAGTACCTTCCGCACCACAGGTCGATCTGCCTCGAGGCGGCTTCGATGGCCCGTTCGTGCTCGGGGATGTGTCCGATCGTGGTGTCCCCGATAGCCGACTGAAGCTGATCAACCGACATGTACCCGTTGATCACCGCCACCGTTCACCCCCGGACGTCGGTCTGATCGAACGGAGGGAAAACCGGTCAGGACGGGAAGGTCAGCCCCACATGCGGATGACGATCGGTATCAACCCCGAGCCGCGCAGGATGTCGAACGCCTCGGCGGTCAACTGGCAGTCGGGGCAACACCCTGGCGGGGTGGGCCACTCCTCCCAGTCCTCCACCAACGTCCGTGCTTGAGCGCACGTGGCGTCTCGGAACACGTCGGTGAGGTTGACACCGTTGATGTCCGTGCCCGTTGGTAGCCCGTTGACATCGGTGGGGTAGATCGCCCCCACCAACGCCTTGTCGATCACCAGCGAGGCGCGGGTCATGTACCGGGGTGAGAACTCAGCGGTGGACGGCTCACCCATGTAGTTCGCGTAGTCATCGACGCTGGCGTACACCGGCATGCCGACCCCTTATCCGAAGCGTTCGACGAGCTGCGCCTTCGTCATCGCCTCAGCCTCAAGACGGGACAGATCCGACACCGACCCCGCATACGCCACCCAGTCAGCCTTCGGCTGGGCAACCTTCGGCTTGTCATCAACCTGCGGGGCGTCCTCGGGAATGGGGTCGTCGTGGATCTCGGCGGCCTCATCCCGCAACACCAGCGGGTCCTCGTCGGGACGTTCCCGCTTCAGCTGGGCGTACTCCAGGCCGGCGAGGTGCTCACGTTCAAGCCGGTCCCGCTCGGACTCCAGGACAAGCTCCGGGTCATCCTCGGACGGCTCCCATGGGGAACCGTCTTCATTGACCCGGACCGACTCACCCTTCGCCACCTGATCGGCGATGGCCTCATGCAGCGGCAACGCCATCGGCCAGATGTGGCCGCCCGCGCCACGGATGTGGACGATCTCCTCATCCGTGGCGGGGACGTCCTCGTCATGGATGGCCATCACGCGGTGCGCGGCACCCGGAATGCCGTCACAGTGGTGTTCGCGGGAGTGGCGGACACGATGTTCAAAGTGCCATCCGCCTGAAGGAACCTGGCCCCGGTGAACGGGCCCAGGAACGCGGAACCAACAACGGTGGACAGCACCAGGTCACCCTGGCCACTGGACAGCGCGGGCGGGTAAGCACCGGCCTTGATCGTGACGTTCGTGGTCGCGGTCGCGGTGACGACGAGGAGGAAAATCTCCTCGGGCATCACACCCGCACCGTTGGTGGTGACGTTGTTGTTACCGGCGCCCGTGGCGACACCGGCCGGGAGCGGAAGCTGACCGTTGGGGACAAGAGAGTTGAGCGCGTACGTGGCCATTTGGCCTACTCCTAAGGTTTGGGCCGCACACTCAGCGACCCCGGTCTCGGGGAGCTGGACCGGGGTCGCTGGTGCGCGTAACGAGAGATGCCGTTAGTCGGCGAAGTCGTGTAACCGCTGGTCAGAGTCAGCTCAGGGTGATCGAGCAGGTGGCGAGAGCGTCCGGGCGAATTACTCTACAGCCGTATAGCGATAGGCCCTTGATCGCATCCGCGAAGCTGGACTGAGGCCGGTAAGCCTCGGTCTTGTTAATCTGCTCCGCGAAGGTGATCGCCGAACTCACGCCAGCCTGAACCACGTAAACACCGGCACTCGGAATGGGCGCGTTGACGCTCATCATGATGTCGAACCCGGCCGCCCGACCCACGAGACCGTTACGCAGAGCCTCACCGGAGTCGCCGGCCTCGTTCACCCGAATGAACCTGTTGTCACGGAGCAGGTAGCCCTGAATGGTGGGGTGCAGGATCGCGTAGCGGTTCGCCGAGGGGACGTTGGCGATGTCCAGTGCGATCTTCAGCGGGACCAGGCAGTGGTCGTAGACGTTGGTCCACGTGGTGGAGGTGGCGTCGGTGACGGTGGCACCAGCGACCACGTTGGCCGCCTCGGTGTACTTCGCCGCGACGAACTGATCGATGACATCGGCGAGACCGTAGGCGGCCTCATCCATCGCGGCCGGAAGCACGTTCCCAGCCGCCTGGCGGGCGTCCACGTCGTCGACCTCGAAGGCGAAGTACTTCACCTGGTCGATGACTAGCGAACGGTCAGCATCCACGATGGACTGAGCACTGATGACCGTGGAGTTCGGCACATAGGTGCCGATGGTCGGCCGCGAGATCGACGTGATCCGCACGGTGTCACCGGCGGATGCGATGTCGCCTTCGTAGTTACGGTTGACCACAGTGGGGCCCGCGTAGATCAGGTTCTTCTTCAGAGACTCCAGGAGAGCGGCGCTCCAGATCTCTGGCACGAACGACGAAATGCTCATGATCGTTTACTCCAACGATGGTTATCCGCGCACGGCGAATAACCCCGTCCGTGAATCCCGGAGGGGTTGAGTCGGTGCTTTGCGGGAGGTGTTTAGCCCGGGCCGATGCCGAGGCTGGTCAACCGGCCCTCTTTACGGGCCTTGTCGATATCGGCGGACTTCATAGTCCGGACCTGTTCGATGGTGAGCTGGTTCGATCCACCGGACCGGCCGGGGATCTCAGCGCCAGAACGCTTGGACGGCGCCACCGGGGCGTCCATCTTGAGACGGGGGTTGGCTTCCATCGCGGCGCTCACTGCCGACTCCAGGTCGGCGGTGAACGTGTCGCTAGATGGGTCGAGCTTGCCGAGCGCACCCGAAGCAGTCAGAACGGCCTCGGTGAGTCCGGAGTCGGCTTTCGCCTGGGCCAGGACGTTGGGGAGCGCCGCCCTGATCGTGAGGTCCCGGATCTTCTGCTGGTAGTCGGCTTCGACCAGGGCCGTCTGGGCTTGGGCCGCCGTCAACTGCTCGGCGAGCATGGCCGGGTCGGGCGGCTGGTTCGCGTCCGGGTTGAGGATGGCCGCCAACTTCGCCAGCGTCTCCTCAGTGGCCGCGCTCTTGGCCCGCTCCTGCTCCTGTGCCGCTAGTGCGGCGGCGTTGGCGGCTTCCTGTTCGCGGAACTTCGTGCGCCAGGTCGCCGCTTCCTTGCGGAGCTTCGCCGCCTCTACCGACTCCCCGACTTCGGGCTTGCCTTCGTCACTGGCTGGCTCAGTCGTCGGCGCAGCTGCGGCCGGTGGCTGAGTCTGAGGCATGGATGCCGGTGAGGGTGCAGACGGTGCCGGGGGCGGAGGGGTTGCTGGTGCCGTTGGCTCAACAGGCGGTGTTTCTACGGGAGCGGTCATTGTTGTGGGACTCCGTTGTTGTCACGGTTCGCCACCAGGACGACCCGTTGATCACCCGCCACCAGGACGGGGTGGAATGTGGAGACTGGATCAGGACCAGTCAGCCGGGATACGCGACGAGAGCCCGAGAGCTTTCGCGCGGCGCTTGATGAACGCCTGCACCGTCTTCTGCGCCATGCCCTTGACGTGACCGGCCAGGCGAATGGCGGCGTCCAGGTCGGAGGCGTTCTCGATCGGGAACTTCGGCGGACCACCGGGGTTCGGCAGGGCGTGGCCTTTGGCCAGGGCGTCGCGTCGCTGCTGCGCGGTGTAGCTCATCGAATCTCCCGGTCGCGCGGTGAAGTGAGGCCGAAGACGGGGGTGAGCGACGGGTTCGTGTCGACGTCGAGCCCGGACCGGACCGACTGATACGCAGTCTCGGCCTGGCAGGCGGTTGTGCTCGTCGGGTCGTAACGCACGTCCGGCTCCGGCTCTGCACCGAACTGCACTGCCACCACTTCAGTGCCGAGGATCGACAGGGAGAAGCGCACGCTGGCTCCCGTCGGGGGTCAAAGGGCGCGTGTTCCGCAGCGGCAGCCCGGATGCCGGGGAGGTAGGGGCATGTCGCCGACACGGAACACCTGGCCGTCCAGCGGCAGGCACTCCGGACAGGTACCCCCGACCCATACCAAGTAGCCGTTCGATCGGGCGGCTACAGCGTCAACCGCTGCCGCACCAGCTCGCCTACCGATACCCGCCGCGCGGTGCTGATCGAGATACCGGCGCTCAGCCTTCAGTGCGGCCGGGAACTCGCCGGCGACGATGGCGTCAGTGAGACGTTTCGCGGCGTTGAGCAGATACCGGGCCCGCATGATCGGTTCATCGGCGGCAACTGTTCGGGTGGCGGAGACAACGACGCCCGGAGCGGGAACAGCGGGTGACCCCCACCGGGTGCGACCGGTCAACGGGGGTGCCATCACCATCCGGCCGGCTTCCCGCACGGCACGCTGTGACAGCCCCAACGCCATCAACCGGCCCACCAGCACGCCGGGCAACCGAACGGCCGACACAGCGGATCTGGTGGCCAGGTAGGCCGCAATCGCGGCGACGACAGCCTCTTCGGCGCGGGTGAGCTGCTGGT